ATCGAACTACATTCAAGAATGAATATATCTATAACCCAGACATTAAAATTTCTGTACGTGGTTCACTTGGAACGTCAAACAAAACAGTTTATAGTATTTTAGATTACATGAAAGATAGTGGTTTGGATTACACGGAATCATTATTTTCGTCAATGGAATATTCACTCATTAATAACAACCCAAGTGATATACCCATTGTAACCGATTTCTTATCTGCTTACATTCAAGGAAATAAAAACAGTTTAGAAAATCAAAAAGAAACCATCATTTTCAACGGTGCGATGAACGCTATTAACAATTCAGTTGGCGGTGTTGCAAGCGGAATTGAAGGTAATTCAGTTGGTGTTATGAGTTCGATTGGACAAGTCGCTCAAGGTGCAGGAAATACGGTATTGCAATTACAAGCACTTGAAGCAAAGAAATCCGATATTAATAACACTCCACCGCAACTAGCGAAAATGGGAAATAACACAAATTTTGATTACGGTAACGATATTGCAGGTGTATACATCATCAAGAAACAGATCACCGCAGAATATCGTAACAAGCTAACTGATTTCTTTAACATGTATGGCTACAAATTAAACGAAGTGAAGATACCGAATTTTCATACTCGGCAATATTGGAATTATGTTCAGACGGCATCATGTACAATAACAGGTAATTTTAACAACGAAGATTTAATTGGATTGAAAAGCGTGTTCGACAATGGGATAACGTTTTGGCATACCGATGATGTGGGTAATTACTCACTACCGAATGGGGTGATATAATTGGCACGTAACCGACAACGTAACAGATACAGAAATCCAAACGATTTACAAAGAGAAAAAGGCAATGATTGGTTTACTCATTACTACCAATATTTAACGTCAATGGCTTATCAATTATTTGAATGGGAGAACCTTCCAGATAGCGTTGACCCAAGATACTTAGAAATGAGTTTACACACGTTTGGATTTGTTGGATTCTTTAAAGACCCCAAGATTGGTTATATAGCGTGTCAAGGTGCCCCATCTGGTACACTCGATCACTATTTATTACCCACTCATTTCCATGCGGTATCACCAACTTATCGTAACACGTTTCCAATTAATAATTACAGTGACATGAAAAGCGACAAGATGGGGGTAGTCATCTGGAATAACGATTACCATTTTTCAACTTTAGGATCGCTTGAAATGTTCGCACGTGATTTAGCTGAATTGAAAGAAATCATACACGTGAACCAAAACGCACAAAAAACACCTGTATTGATTACCGCAAACGATAACAACAAGTTGAGTATTCAAAATGTCTACAATCAATATGAAGGAAATTCACCTGTTATCATTACTCATGAAAGTTTAGACACGGACACGATTAAAGTATTGAAAACGGATGCCCCTTATGTAGTAGATAAATTGAACGCTCAGAAAAATGCAGTATGGAATGAAGTCATGACCTATCTTGGAATCAAAAACGCTAATCTTGAAAAGAAAGAGCGTATGGTAACAAGTGAAGTAGATAGCAATGACGATCAAATCCAATCTAGTTCAAACGTATTTATGAAATCACGACTTGAAGCATGTGAGAGATTAAATGCGATTTATCCAGACTTAAATATTTCCGTGAAGATACGGTCAGAAGTGATTGAAGAATTTGCTAACAATCTATCTGAAAATGTTCCACGTGAAACATCTAAAGTGGGTGAAGAAGTTGGCTAGTTATACGATGCAATTAAAAGATGTAATTGACGAATTAACGATTCACGAAGCAACTAACACTAGAGATCGGATTGAAAGAGGACGATTAAAATTGTTCGATTTTGATTATCCGATATTCGATGAAACATATAAAAAAGTATGGGAAACAAATTTCATCCGTAACTTCTATATGCGTGAAATTGGATTTGAAACAGATGGATTGTTTAAGTTTCAGCTTGAATCATGGTTGTTGATTAACATGCCTTACTACAACAAATTGTTTGAATCAGAATTGATTGAGTTTGATCCGTTGATTAACGCAAAAATTGACGTTACACACGTTAAGAAGAACGACAAAACTCAAAATGATGTTCGTGATACCTCACATGAGGCAACTACTAGTGGTACAAGTCATTCAGATAGTGATAGCACATCTGATACGACAACGACTACTGATAAAGATTCAACAGGAAGTGTAACAGATGATAACTTTAATCGAACACTTAAAAGTAATAACCCAGATAATCGCTTAAACCTTAGTGCAAACGATGGTGAAGGTGTTATCGAATACGCTAGTGAAATAACTGAAAATAATGAAAACGATAAGAGTACAAGCGTAGGGAATGAAACAGGTACAGGAACCAACCATACAACAGACAATCAGTCTGCTGATACTGTCGCATCTTCAACAAGTGATGCTACGCAAAACGACAAGTTAAACAGTGTTGTTAATGATGTAGAGGATTTTATTGAACATCGTGCAGGTAAAGTTGGGATACAAACATACTCACAAATGTTGTCAGAATACCGTTCAACATTTATGAGAATTGAGAAACAAATGCACAAAGAAATGCAAGAGTTGTTCATGCAGGTTTATTGAGAGGGGTGATTGAATGGCTATTGATAATTTAAAATCTTTTGAAAAGATATATCCAATATTTATTCAAAAGTATGAATCGTATATCCCAAGTGAAGAAAATGCAGGGGTTACGGAAAAGATTAACTCCATGATTCAATATTTAAGTCAGATCGGACGATTGAATAATGATGTGGTGAATAATTGGAATAAGGTTATGCAATGGGTGTTAGCAGAAGGAATGAATGAAGTAAGTCAAATAGAAATCAATAAGTTGATTGTTGACGGTACGTTTTCATTACTCATTGCTGATCTGAACGATGAAAAAATGGGTGAGTTTAGTGACAGGGTTGACGGCAAACTTTCAGAGTTACAAGGATTCCAAGATGCAGTGGATGAAATGTTGGCAACGGGTTCTGGTGTAGATGCTCAAGCGAGGATTGATATTGCCGATCATACCGTACAGTTGGCGGACAAGGCTGAACAAACGGATTTAGAAATCGAACGTGCAAGAATCAGTAATTTGACTGCAAACGCAGGAAACACAGATGGTAACGCTGAACTTCTCGACATTCGTGTTGGTTTTGATGGTGTCACATATGCCACAGCAGGCGATGCGGTACGGTCACTAGGCGACTTTATGACAACAGAAAATGAAATATGGGAGGTCGTTTAGATGGCTGATAAAATGATGAGAATTGCAGGGCGGGACGATACAGGACTTGCGAAAGCACTAAAGGTCAGTGACGAAGGTGTATTGGAAGCAAAGCTTAAAACGAATAGCATAATTGCAAAACACGTTGGAGTGGGGATTTTTAATGGTACTTACGGTAAAACGAGAGCATCCGTCATTGATGTCACACAGATAACGCCTGCTGATTATCGAGGACATAAGTACAAGTCGTTTTTCATTAAAAACAATACCAATGTAAGCATCAAACAAATTGCGGTATACGGATATATTGATGCGAAAAATCCTGCCACAAGCGTGAAACTAGGAGAAACTATTTCCACTACATCTTTAGCAGCAGGAACATCTAAACTTTTCACAGAAAAAGATGCAGGATTAGAAGCTATCAATGAAAACGTTTATGAAGGAATCGCTATCACGTTTATTTACAGTGCAGGTGGCACAGGCACGACAGATGTGTACTTACTGGGTTCTCAAACAATAGATACAAGCAAAGTACACGATGTAACGTCACTCGCTAAATTAAATGAAATCAAACAGGCTAACGAAGCAGTAAAATCGGAAATCACTACTACGAATAAAAAAGTAGATGGATTGAACGATACAATGAAAGCATATCCTCGAAAGGGTCTTGAAATTGTAAGACGACTTAATCTCGGTGTGGAATATGCGGCTCAAAGTGTCGGTTTCGATGGAAATGTTTACGGAAGAACTACTAATAATACTTTGTTCCGATCAAAAGATGGTATGAGAACTTTTGAGTTAGGTCAAAACATGAGTTTACTCACAGGGTGGACTGGTGCATCAAGTGTTTATCAAACTTACGCAGGTTATGTAGTTGTAGAAATAAAAAGTGCTACTCAAACAGGTTCTATTTGGTTTTCAGAGAATTTTGATTCGGGTTTTGCGAAGGTGATGGACTTTGACGACGGATTCCCTGCTGAATTAGCGAAAAACGTATACAATGGGGATCGCCACAGGAGTGTGCTTCTATTCGGTGAGTACTCGACGAATATGGTGCAAGTAGGAAGAGAAAGAAAAGTATACGCTAGTTTTGATGGAGGCAGAACATTTTCAACAATCTTCACATCTCAACCTGTTACCT